CCATAATCCCTCCGCCCCCTCCGGACGTCTTCGTTGTCGAAGTTCCCGCGCCCGATCCGGCCTGGCCCAGAGCCCCGCCGTAGCCTGAGAGAATCGAAAACGGATATTCTGACGCGGCGACTGCGTTCTGATATGCTACGTCCGCTTCCGTCTGTCCTTGCTGCTGTTTCTGCGCACCGACGCCCATCAAAGCCTGCTGCGGGTAGTAACCTGCTGACAAGGTCGGCGGGAGAAGCTGTAACCCCTGCATCATGCGTTGGCGCTCTTGTTCGTAGGCCCCGCCGTAGATTTTTGTTGCCAATTCATCCAAGGCCCGGCCTTCCGCCTGTTGCGCCCCGCTCGATCCAAAAGCACCACCACGTAAGGCAGCCCCCCGCATCGTTCCGCTCACGTCCTTAGCTGCTGCCTCGTAGGTCTTTCTGAGCCAGGGGTTTGTCTCTGGCGAGAGATAGGCCCCGCCGATGGTTGCCGCTTCTTGGCCAATACCGAGGTTGGCAACACTCTGGTAGCCGGGGGTCAAGGCGGTAATTCCACCCATCGCGGATTGTTGCTCAGGGGTGAATCCCGCTACCTGCTGATTAAGAGTCTCTGGCCGTGGTCTTACGACGCCACCGGGCATAGCCTCGCCCTGATATGCCTGAATGAACTGTTCAGCGTAAGGTCGCAGCCATTCCGGGAGGCCCGTGGTGCTGGTTGTCGTGCCACCACCTCCACCCTTGCACTCGGCGACCTGACCCTCATACTCGTAGGAATCCGCCTCAAGCACACGGCCTGATTTGATGTCAACCACGATTCGGATGTAGACTCTCATTAAGGCCGGATTTCCTTTCTATACACGTATTGATGGCAATAGAACCCGCTCTCCATCAGCTTCCGTATCGCCCCCATCCACCCTATCCGGCCACTCTCGAATGTGGCCCCGGTCAGCCCCCGCTCGCGCACCATGCCATCAAACCAGGGCATCATCCTTTCGATCATGGCCCGGTTCAGCCACAACGCCCAGATGTGGTATGTGAGGGGAATCTGGATGTACGGGTCTATCTTGACGGCGCCGGCGAGAAAGCCGTAAATGACCCCCTCCTTGTCCAGCGCAACATACAACTCAACTGGATAGCGGATAGCCGGATTCAACAACCCTTCCTGGATGTAGAACCGTATATGCTCAGGGCTCCAGTGGCCGGCGCTCTTGTCTTTCCGCTTGATCCATTCAAGCCGCGGGCACACATAGGGCCAGCACTGGTTGAGCATGGCCATGGTCGTTACTCTCACGGGTTCGACCATCTCTGGGGCACCCTCTTTCCACCGCAGTTGCCGCTGCCGCTCGATGGGGGCAGAGGGGATTGAGTGGACGCCATTTCCGTTATTCATTGGGATCTCCTAATGGTATACTGCCGCTAAATGCCCGACTTCGACTTTAAGCCTGGTGGCCGCAAAGTTAAGGATGTTACTGGTCTTTGTTTCGGCACATTGACTGTTGTTAGTTTTTCCCATACCGAACCCCACAGAACCTTCTGGAAAGTCGCATGCCAATGTGGCACGGAAAAAACCATGCTCGCTTCTAATCTCAAACGCGCCAAGAGTTGCGGTTGTCTGACGAAACAAATCCTCCGTAAGGCCCGAATTGTTCATGGTCAACGCTACTCGCGCACTTATGGGATTTGGCGCGGCATGAAAAAGAGATGCACAACCCCGAGTAACAAGGATTATCCACGTTGGGGTGGTCGTGGGATTACGGTCTGCGAACGATGGAGAAGTTCGTTCGAGAACTTCCTTGCCGACATGGGCGAATCTCCACCAGGAATGACGATTGACCGTATCAACAACGACGGTCCCTACTCGCCTGAAAATTGCAGGTGGGCAACCCCGAAAGAGCAAGCAAATAATCGACGTAAGCGACGCCATATTAAACCTACAAGTATGGTCGAGTTCTAATTCCATTTCTGAGTCTAATAGTCTTGCTCCCGAGCGACACTATTTCCCGCAACTCCGCATCGCCATAGTCCTTGATCCCCTGTTCGTCGTGCGTGTAGACTCTGCAAATTTCCGCACAGGTCCCGTTGATAACGAGACTCTGCGCCGCCGTAGTCCAGAAATTTGTGGCGTCGTCGGCTGGCGGACCTGGCGGCAGATCCATCGTCAGCTCGAGGGGATAAATTGCATTGGGTGTCGGAAACAGCCGGAATTGAGAGCCATAGGGTGCCCACAAAGCCGGAAGCGACCGGATTCCGGGCTGTACGAGGTCGATGTTGTTGATGTAGGAGTAGGGTTTCTGCGCCAGCGGTAGCCAAACGCTACCGTTTAAAAGCTGGATCTGATTGACCTGCTCGAAACCAGTGGGGTAGTTGTAGTTAGACGTGCCGACTGCGGTACTGATCGAGGTGTCGGTAGCCTGGCCACCGTAGAAGCACTCTTTTTTGTAGAAGTCGATTCGGTCGGCAGAAACGCGGCGGGCGATTCCGTCAAAGTCGGGACGATTGATCCGGCTGGTAATTTCGGCAATCAGCTGAAGGTTGGTAAGATCGGCCATGATCCATAGCTGTTACCGCTTCAAGTATCGCATCACGCGGCTTTGATCCTTCTTCGGATGCTGCGACTTCTGCTTTCCGCCCCCGTCCACCTGCTCTAGCGCCTTGGAAGGTTTCGCTACGGGGGTGCCGCCCTTGTCTATTGAGGGACGGACCTTCTTCTTGTCGATCTTCGGCTTGACGGAACCTTTGGGGCCATAATCCATCGGCTACTCCCCTCGTTTATGGTAGCGCATGGGCGTCATTTGGTGCTGAGACTTCTTGCCGGTCGGTTTCCAGCCATGCTCCACTCCCCGTAAAAGGTTCGCCTGCGCTTGGGCCTTTTTCTTACTTGTGCCCTTGGCGTGGACCTGATTGGGCGTGGAGACGCGGTACTCCCCGTCAGTTTTCGTTACCTTGACCGGCATCGCCTAACGCTTGTTGGCGCCCTTGTTGACCTTCTCGCCGCCCTTGTAAGTGACGGCCCCGTACTCCTCGCCAAGCTCGTCGCTATCGTAGGGGTTCCCTACCTCTGGCCCAGCCGGGAGCTCGTCGCACGGAATGGACTTCCCACCCGTGGTCATCTCCACGTCGATGCGGAAGCCCGCGCGGTCCTTTTCCTCCTGGGTCTGATCCATGCCAGGATTCGGATTCGTTTTGTAGGCCATGCTACTCCTCCTTTTCTTCGTCGTAGACCGATAGAGTGCCGCCCTCACCGAGCGGACTCCCTTTGTTCAATTCAAACTCCCGCGATTCTTGAAAAGCCTGCTCCTTAAAGCCTTGAATGTCACCTTTCCGCTTCGCTCTGCGCTCGCGGCTCTTGCGCTCCTCCGGCCCCTCGTCGTGAGGGTAGATCATCCGGTCGATGTCGAGATCGTCCGGTAACTCACCCCCGCCGTCGTAGCCGTCGCCACCCCATACGCCATTCGGGGCCACATGAGGATTCAGCGCCTCTTCTTTGGTCACTGGCGGCTCAACCCACTCGATAGGCTGAGCTATCAGGATTTTCTTTTTCGCCATCAGGCGTTTCCTACTAGACCGGCGATGCGATGCCGGAGAAGTGGTACTTGAACCACCCCCGGATGGCCACTCCCGTCGCCCCCGTGCCCGGCCCGGTCGAAACCGTCAGCCGAAAGTCCTTGTCGGAGGTACGGGCATACTCCACAGGCACCGCCAAGGCCGCCCCGTGGCTCGACATGAATCGCTTGCCCCCGGCCTGGCCGACCGTGTTGGCCGCCATGAACTTTGCGGCGGTATCGGTATCGCCAAGTTGGAGCGCAATCGCGTCCACGCCGGTATCCAGCTCAGGGAAGTCCGCGAACCAGTCGTCTAGGACCAGCGGCATCCCGATGTTCACTGGCATCAGCTTGATGATGTCGTTCAGGGCCAACGCCGTAGATACGGTGAAAAGGAACTCCCGGCATATCAGGATACCCACTCCCGGCGCTTCCGGGATCGGGTCCTTGTAATTGTCGCTCAAATAAGTCGCCATCGTGAAAGTCCTCCGTTATGTAGGTTGCGCGTTAGAGATCCCGCCTGTGTGATAATTCCCTGTCCAATAGAGCTTGGTAGAAACCACGCTCTTGCCAGCCCCGCCCGCAGTGAGTAGAGCCGTGGGGAAGCGACATCCGCTGACAATCCCGCTGTTTGCATTGTCTCCATTGAGGAGCACAAAGGCCGTAGGTAAGGTCCCTGCTTCCAGGGCCTTGAAGATACAATCTAAAATCTCCAGGTCGCGGAAACTCTGCGTGGCCCCACCCAAGGGTGTCTCCTTGAACGAGGAGTTTGAGAGATTATGGAACTGGCATCGCCGAAAGTAGTTCTGTGTCGTCCCAAAATCGCCAGGGTTAACTAGATCGGTAACACCGACGAGATCCACTCCATCTGTAGCCCATGAGAACTCCACGTCGTCGCACAGCGTATCGCTGCCATCGCTGTAGATCCCCGCATCTACCTCAGTGGGTGTGCCCAAGGTGAACTTGGCGCAAGTGGCTACGTTGAGAATCCTGCCTGAGCGATACCGTAACCGCTTGCCGCGATTGAGAAGCCCAAGGCTCCCTACGGTTTCGTCGCCTTCGAGCGTGATATTGACAAGGGTGGTTCCCTCGGCATTGTTCGTCAGGATGGTGGTAGCTCCAGTACCCTCAATAAAAATGCTGCCCTTGTTGCCCAAACCGACTATGGTAATGTTGCTCTTTGCGACCGGGATAACGACCTGCTCGGTGTAGTCTCCAGGCTTCATGTAGATCGTTTCGCCGATGCCGCCAGTGCATAACGCGATTGCCTTGGTCAGAGTAAGAACCGGAAGGTCCTCAACTGTCCCAGGGTTGCTATTCGACCCCGTAGGATCTACGAAGAAGGAGTTTTTCGGAGCGTTGATGTCCGTCCAGACGCCCGACTTGAAGGTGTAGAGATGCCCCGCAACCCGACCGTTCTGGGTGTACCTTTGTAGCCCGAGAACGCTATCGCCTCGGGGGTTGGAGATCAGCCCTACATCATCGACCGCGTAAAATCCGCCGTTGACCTCTGTCATGGTTATACTCCTTTAAGTTGCCACCATCCCGTCATTGTGGGGGCAAACCAGTTCTCAAGCGGCGTAAGTGCTTACGACTATCGTCGCGTAATCCTCACCGTTGAACCGGCTCTTCTTCACTCCCCAAATCATTCCCGCAGTGATTCGAAGTTGATTGCCAGCATCGAGTAATTCCTCATACCACCGTACCCGGAGGGGCTTCCCATTGGGTCCCGCCTCGCCGCCGAAGCCGATGGCCGCCGCCTGAGCGCCCACAAAGATCCCGCGCGCCACGCTGGTCGTGCCAGTCGCAGCCGCTCCGAGACTGGTAGGAGCTGCCACCTTGGTCTTGGTGATCGGATCGAAGACGAGATTCTGGGTGTTGTCGCCGTAAGGAACGCGGGCGTCCTGATGGATTACCACGTTCTCGTACATGCCGATGGCACCCGTAAAGATCGGGTTGCCGGTAATCTGGCCACCCTGCAAGGCTGCCCGGTAGATGTCTCCCCACTCGCCCGTGGTGAAATTCGTTTTGAGCGCCTTCACCTGAAGGGGATGCAGGAATAAAATCCCTGCCACCTCGATGCCCTTCAGCACTACCGGCTTGATCGGCCAAGTGAGCGTTCCCTGGGCCTTGGCGATCAATTCCGGGATCAGGTTCACCGAAAAGGTGTCCGAGGAATCCAGGGTTGCCTCGCTGGTCGCATCGCCACCGAAGATATGATGATCGGCGTCCGGGGCTACCGCCGCCTGAAGCCCGGTGTAGGCGACATTGGTCTGAGCAGTGTTGCCCCCGAGCTGATTCAATAGCCCAGTGTCGATGTTCTCCTTCCACCAGTTCGCCAGGGTGGTCTTCCCGGCATCGCGCATCGAGTACGGAACCCGTTGCTGCGACATGCGCCCGACCAATAGTTCGGCCTGACGTTGCTGGTTGATGACGAAAGAGTCCTGGAACCAGGTGAAGGGCACCTCCTGGCCGGCAATCGGGCTATCGCCCAGAACACCAGGACCGGAGATATTGGGGATCAAATCGTACTTGACGGTATCGCCAGGCCCCTTCATGGGCTCGTCGAACATCTGTACGAAGTTGGTTTTGTCGTCCGCCTTGAGTCCTACCGCCATGAGTTTGGCGGCGACCGTGGAACGGACGGCTTGGAAGAACAGTAATCGGCTGTAAATAACAACAGCCGTAGCGTCATTTAAAGGTACAAGCGTCTCTGCCATTTTTGGTCTCCTGTGCCCATTCGGGCAAGTTGAATTTTTTTGCTGACGTTTAGGTGGTCAGCCAAAAACTCACCGGAAGGCAGCTTCCTTCCCAGGGACCACTAGACACGGTAGGTCCGGCACCGAGAGATCGAGTTTTTACGGTCGCCGATCACGACCGAGGATGCCGCTTTAAAGGTCCCGCATCTGGACCGCACTCGCCTTTGGAGGGGCGCCAGCTAACCCCGTCGAGTTTGACGAGAACCCGGCAAACGAGGGAGGGCAGTGGTCTGCTTCAACCTGAACGGCTCGTGCCCTCATGAGCCTTCTTCCGTTTGTTTTAAAATTAGTTAGCATTGTGAAAGTGGCAAAACAGCCTTTACGGTTTTCGTATAACAGTTTTAAAACCCCGTGTCAAGAGAAATTTTCGGAATCGTTAAATCTTGGCTCAAAACTTGCTAGTATGGACGATTGTTTTTACCTCCGTTAGCTATAATTGAGAGTAGCCCGGTTATCCCACACATTGTTAAATTCTGAGTCTCCATCGGCCCACTGGATGTCGCTTGTCTGTTTCGGCTGGCTGTAGATATATTTTAATATCTGCCATTGAGGTTTATTTTTGAGTGACCCAGGCTGCGCCAGCCCCCAATAGAGCACATCGCCTGAGGCGGTATATTCAAAACACTGAGTTAAATTGTCTCTGTCGATTGTCCAAGGAAATGCCATTTTGACCCCCCCTCCTGCGATCAGGTCCTCCTAACTCCACAATGCAATCATCACATCGGACGCTGTGCCAGCAGTTGATCCGCCCCGCGTTGTCGTAATCGCAAAAGAAAAAGGGCTAATGAGCGTATCGCCGAAGGGAAAAACGTCTGTGGCGTCTGCTCCGAGTTGTATGACCAAATCGGGTACGGTTGTTCCGAGCACCACATCGGCGGCCAATCGCCTGAAAATCTGCATAAAGCGAGCAGCGCCGTCGTCGTTGTGCCACAGGATATGCCTCACGCGGGCGTTGGCTGCTAAAACTTGATGGACGGTATTATCCGTGACTGCCTTAAAGTATGGCCTGATAGGAACAGCATCCATTGTTTTTCTCCTTACTCTGACAACCTCTGGAACCACAGTGGGTCGCCAGCCTTCTCCTTGTCTAGCATGTAGCGGTCCAGTTCCTTTTCGTCCATTTCGAGGATCTGCTTCCTGGAGGTGATCTCCGCCGGTGGTGCCCCCCCTCCGCTCTGCATGACCGACAGACTCATTGCCTGCGCCTCCTGCTCCTTTGCCCGCTTCACGCGCTGTTGAGCGGCTGGCTTGGCTGGCGGCTGCGCGGGGGCAGCCGGATTGGTCGCCCCATCGGTCTGATAGCCAAAATCCACGGCGAGATCGTAGACTATACCCGGCACGCTCCGACCTGTTTCGCGGCAATCCCGGATAAGCTCCAAGCGGTCCTGCTCAATCAGAATTCGTCCTACCATTTCGCGCGCGGCCTCGTATAGCTGCTCTTCGTCATCTGGGTCTTTGCCAGTCTCTGCCGCATACCGCTCAATCACCTCACGCCGGTTCCCCATCTCCCAAGTAGCCGCCCGCTCTACCCGACCGCTTTTTTCGTAGTGGGAAAGCCGCTTTTCGACAAGAAACTGCACGGCCTTTGGGTAATCTGCATGATCCCGGCTGAAGGTAGATTCCTCGACCTTGATTTGTTCCGTTACCGCCTGCTGCTCCTGATTTGCTCGCAGGCGCTTTAGCTCCTCGGCGGTCTGCGCGACAGTTGCCTTGACATCCCCGACATCTCTGGTGACCTTGGTAAGGGGATCCTCAATGGGCAGCTCCTCGTCTAGGAGCGTTTCTGCTGGTGGACGCTGACTGAGTTTCTGTTCAGCCGCCTCCTTTGCCTGGTTTGCCTCCTTGAGCTGCTTTTGAAGCTCCTTCATCTGCTTCCAGGAGGGTCCCTTTGGGTGGGGCTTGGCTTCTACCGGGGGTTGCTCCTTTGGAGGCTCCTCTTTGGGAGGTTGTTCTTTAGGCGGTTCTTCCTTGGAGGTTTCTGCCGGTGCCGCTTCGGCTGGGGCTGGCTGTGCGGTCTCGGCGGGGGTTTCGATCCCCGCATCTAGGGTCGGATGCTCAAGGTGAAGCTGATCTCCCCCCTCGTCCTTGAATATCTGATCCAAGGGATGAACCGGCTGCTCATCTGGTTTTGGTGCTTCCAGCTTTACTGGAGCATTGGGATCTGTTTCTTCTGGCGGCATAATAACCTCCTTTAGTTTTGCTTCTGTTCGATCCAATCAAATGTTTGTGATAGAAGAAAAAAAATAGTGGTCAGTTTTCTCATCTTAACTCCCCCTTACTAAGGTTTGAGATCCCACTCTATGTCTATCTCGCGCAAAGGTGTCCCGATGATCCTGATGTTATTTTTCTGCCGACAAAAGGTAACGCGCAGTTTATTTTTTTTCTTGAAACTAACGATGTTGACATGCAACTCACCCGATGGAACGGCGTTACGCTTCACGTAATCCTCCATCTCGGCAGCAACCGCCTTGGCAATCTGTTGGGCCACATGCAGCCCGATCATTTTGGGCACATTGGAGTCCTGGGCTATGCCCTGCTGTTGTTCAGGCTCTTGGCCTATGGCCTGTCCCCGAGCATCAAGGATTGTTGCTTGGCCGTTCATGCCGCGCTCCCCTCTATTTGCTTGGCTGCTTCTTTATTCTGCTGCTCAAGTGGCACGATGCCACGCGCTCGGTCAAACAGCTCCAACGCCTTGGCCGCGAGCTCGGCCCCCTGGCTATCCCGATCCAATTTGGCTTTGTGGCCCGCAACAAGCGTTTCCAGAATGATTTTGATCTGGTCTCTGGTCTGCTGGCCTTTGATCCGGCTGGCCCGTGCCAGTTGAACCTGCGTATCCGCCTGAATTTTCTGAACCTTCGCTGCCCGCTCCTGTGGCGTAACCGGGGAGCCACGACCACCTTTTTGAATACCCATCTGAGACATTTGCATTTCAGCCTGCGCCTGATCCCTTATCGCCTTCTTCAATACCTGACGAATTTTTACAGGTAAGATCATATAGTCGAGCAGTTCCGGGATGAATTTCCCCATACGAATCAAGGTCGGAGCGATGGCCAGCACGTTTTCCGTGTAAAGGTGGCGGATATTCGGATCGCGCTCGGTGTCGTCCAAGTTGAGGGAATATTCTAACAAGAAGGGCTCGCGGGCCAGCTGGATGACCTCGCTCTCGAACGGCTTGCCGACTCGGATAAGGCGATCATCGGACAGGGTTTTTAGCTGCTCGAAAATAATCTCGCCTTCCTCAATCCGGTAGAGGGAAAGCGAAGAAAACTCCTTGCTCAAAAGCAGCAAGCTCGCCCGCTGCCTCTGTTTATTTGTAATCCCCGGCACGTTGGCGCCGCTCTGACCCCAGGCGCTCTCGGGCGAGAAGCCAGATACGTTCTCCATTGTCTTAATGCAGAACTCCATCACGGCCATAGACGCTTGAGGAAGTATCGGAACCGGCTTGTCTTTGATTTTGCCGCCAGAAATAGCCCCTGGAGCCACTTCCTGAGAAGTGCCCGGCTTTGCGTAATTCGCCTCAAACAGGTCTACCTGCTTGGGCTTGATCGCCCCCTCTTCATAGAGGATTCCGCCCTTGGGCTGATGGCCCATAATCTCAAGGACCTGATTGAAAAATTTATTAGCGTAACGACTTGGATCTATAAGAATCCGCATGTAGCCATAGAAAACTTTTTCTTCCTCGTCCCAATGGCTGGTCATGCAGTTGAAAGTGAAGCGGTTGCCCGGAAGCTGCATCACGTCGCCGAGTTGGTGTTTCTGGTTCAAGAGAAAGACCTTCTGGTGGACCTTGCGCGACTGGCGGACGTAATCGGTGATCGACTTACCGAGAATCCTGCTTAGGCGGTTGCCGTAGGTGCGGAACTGATCGTCGGGCAGCCAAATGTCGTCGTCCTCCAGCGGGTCAAAAAAGTAGTACCCCATCTTGTCGTCGTACCACTGAAACTCCATGATGCGGAGTTTGCCCTTCGTCGGGTCGCCCTGGCTGCTATCCTCAATCGGCTTGGTCTGAATGTAAGGAATAATATACTGGATGGTGCTTTCGGCCTCGGGTCGGTTTTGGATCTCGCCCCCAGACACAGTTGCGGCTCGAATGAGTAATTCTTTGTCCGGCCATCGGGCTAGGGCCTCTTCGCGGTCAATCAGGCTCTCGCGGGCGCGCCAACGAGTGCCCATCAAGTTCTGATTGGAGCAGAGCGGCCACCACATCTCATCGTATGGAATCCGGCAGGAACCCGGTAGCCCGCGCGGGTCGCGCCCACGGTCGATGTAGTAATCACCCCAACCCATCCCGGTCACTACGAGATCCTCGAAGGACCGTGCCCGGTTGAAGTTGCCATAACTCTTGGTGATGGCCCAATCGTAGGTGCGAGTTACAAACTCCCCAACGGACTGTTGGACTTCATCGGACTCATCTATCGGCTCGAAAATCAAGGCTTCCGGTGAGTAAGCTTCCACGCCAGCGACAAACCGGATGAACTTCTGTGCGGTATTGAAAGCGTTGTGAGGGCGTTGCTGGTCGATGAGACTCTTTAAGTCTTCGTCGGAAAGTTGCTTGCCATCCCGGAAGCGGTAGGCTTGCTTGGCCTCCTTGCGCCACTTCTCGACGTGGGTACGGGAGGTATTGATCTCGCCTTGTATCCAAGTGACAATCCTGTTTTGCGGATAACTGCCCGCGTCGATCTGCGGGCCTACTTCTGAAGTTCCGGGAGTATCCTGAAAGGCGTCAGTTTCTGGCAAAATGGACTCCTAAAAGGAAAAGTCCTGTTCGGGAAACCGATAATGGCATTTGGCAGGACAATAAAACGATATTTGAGATTTGTCAAGGAGAAATTGCGGATTAGCTTCCTCCTCCCAGTTATGCCGCTTTCTTAAAAGGCCATTGAGAGCCTTTTTTTAGATTGCATTTCCCGCAGATCGGGCGCAGGTTGGCAGGCCAGTTTGAGCCACCCTTAGCTAAAGGCTTTACGTGGTCAATCTCTTCTGCTGGATCGCCACAAATCCAGCAGCGATTACCCCACATTGCCATACGGTTCCTGATTTGTTGTGCGCTTGCTCGGCCTTGAGCTTGAGAAAGTCGAGAGCGGTGCAGGGCCTTCGATGCTTTACGTAAAGCACGTGCTTTTTCTGGGTGTCGCAATTTCCACCGCCGATTAAGTTCTGCGTGCCTCCTAGCATTCGCCTTTTTCCACATAGTTGCTGCCCGATAGCGTTTTGCCTTGTTCTTCCGTGATGATCGAAGATTAGATAGCGCGGTTCTTTTCGGATTTTCTTTCTGCCAGTGGATGCTTCGTTGATTATGGCAGGGAATACAAAAGTAGTAACCGACATAGAATTCTGAAATTGGCTTTGATTGGCCGCATTTTTTGCAGGTTTTTATCGGTAGCGGTTTGCCAGAAGCTAGTAGTTCTGCCAACTTCTTGCGTTTCTGGTCTTTCCAATTACGCATGTAAGCAGCATGTTGAATTCTTCCCTTCGCAGTTTTTAGACCCATAACGACAATAACCCCATGATGGATACGAGGAGCGCGTATACCGCCTCCCAGCCTCCAACCACCTTCTGCCCGCCAGTGGACTTCTTTCGCCCGATGTTTTCTTCATTCTCCATGTAGGTAATTACCAGCTCGGGCTCCAAAAGCCGGGACATGCAATCGAGGTCGTCTTCATGCGCGATCGAGCCGACGCCCTTGAAGAGCTTGCATTCTTCGTCGATGAACCGCTTAGTGAGATCCACGGTGCGGCCATCGTAGATTTTTCGCATACAGGTCCGAGGCAGGTAAATCCGCCCCTCTGAGAAAAATGGAACAATCGCGTCAATCCGCAAATCTTTCGACAAATTATGCCGGGGTCCGCTCCGGCCAACCGGCACAGGATAGACTCTGATATCGAAGCCCTCCTCCTGCATTTTCTCAGTCAGGTAATAGGTATCACTCAATAGGCCGTACTCTTCGTAGATCGTCTGTTGCTGTTTCCACTGTCGAGTTAGGCGCATGATCGCTTCCACCCGCTCTTTGGGGTTCAGTCGGTCGTGAATCCAATCAACCAAGAAAAGTTTCTTGTCCTGGCCGGCCGCCCATACGTGGATTGAAGTATAGTCGGACTTCTTCCCCTTCGCCCCTGCCGGGTCCACGATCATGTAAGTGTTGTAGCGACCCGGCGGGATGGGAATGTCATAAAACTTCAACCACTCTTCCTTGAATTTATACGCCTGAGAGGCTGAAGGGTCCTGCTGAAACTTCGCCCACCAAACTTTACCTTCTTTCTTTTTGAAATCTTCATAGTGTTTTCTCCCGTGATACTCTTCCCAAAGATACTTTCCGGGGTTCTGCGGGTCTTCAGCCGGTAGGGTTATTACGAACCAATCTCCTCCCTGATCGACTGTGCCATCGTGCTCAAGTATCCGGGCGTATATATCCCGTTGCGTCCAGCGATGAGCGCACATGACAATCACCGCTTTAGGTTTTAGACGATCCTTCAGTAATCCGGTATAGGTGTCAAATAAGGTGTTCTGGATAGTCTCGCTTTCGGCGTCTACCCAATCTTTGATCAGATCGTCCATTATCAGGCAATTATGCACGAGTACTTGGTTTGCAAAGAAGTTATTTGTCCCTTCCACTTGGATGTCATAGACAGGGACTTTTGCCGTGCGTAATCTGCGAACCGCGGCCACGGAGTCTCCTTGGATTTGTGATGAACCGCATGGCATGTCTTGCAAATCGTCACAAGGTTCTCTGGCTGATTGTTCGTCGGATTCTCGTCTATGTGATGGATAATCAGAGTCGTTCGGACTATCAGTTGTCCGCGCCATTGAACCAAAATCACTCCCTCTGAGGCTTGACAAACGATACAGCGATTTTCGTCCCGTTCCAGGATCAACGGGCGCATTAACTCGTACAGTTTGGCGTAGCTCGTTCCGGTCTTGAAATGAGAATTCCCAGCCCCTCTCATTCTTAAAGAATGAGCCTTGTCCGCACAGGAGCGAGAGCAAAAGATCGTCCGCGACCCTCTTGGGGCGAACTCCTGTTCGCATTGAGGGCATGTCCGCTTTGGTCTCAACGCAGCCTGCGCCGCTCGTTGGCAGACCCGCGAACAGTATTTCCAGCCCGACCGTGCGCGTCCATGACAATAACTGCATTGATGATGATATTTTGCCGAGTAGTGCGCTATGGAGTGAGCATGTGTGCAGTAAAAGAATCTGGCACCACGCCGAAGCTGCTTCTCGTATTCTGCCCGGAGTTTTTTGAACCGCGTCCCACAGAAGGCGCAAACCAGTTCGACTACTATCCCCTCTCGGCGTGTCGCTTGATAACATTCCCGGCAGTTTCGCCCCCGATGTATCGGTCGCCCACATGTTGCGCAGTTTTTGTTGTGGCGTGACAAACGTCGCGGAAAGGGTATCTCCTGGTCGTAAACTAATCGCCGGCCTGTAACCGGATTCACGGCAGTAGATCCTATGATCTGCCGTGCATACGATTCGTCTATTGCTGGTTGTTCTAATTTCAACGAGATCATGCGATAAAACCCTCCTAGTTGCTCGAATGGCTCGCCACTCGACGATGCCGCGCTCATGATTGAAGCCGAGCACCTTCGGCTTGTTATCCGCGTTGTACAGCGCAGCAATATCTATTTGCCCCTGATCGGTCGTGACCATCGTCCCCGCGGGAAAGCAATCCAGCCGCTTGCCTCCGATGCCACCGCTGTAACCGACTGAGTAAAAGTTTCCTCCCATTTTCGTCGTAAAGTGCGTTTTGCTACGGCTGTCTTGGGTCAATCTGGAATTGGGGAAAATTTTAAGGTGCAGGTCGCTCTGCATCCTGGCTTTGATTTTTGCGCCGAAGTCATCGCTGGCGAGGTCGGCCGAGTAGGAGCAGACCATCGCATTATGGTCTGGATGCCTGCCTAAGTACCACGGCACAAATGTTCGAGTGGCAATATCCGATTTTGAGTCACCAGGTGGCATAAAAATCGCCAGCCTCAAAATTTCCCGACGCTCAAGATCCTCAAGGGCTGGGATGATGGTGTTCTGCTGATAGTCAAACCACTGGTAGCCAGAATTTATGGCAAGATAATATTGGCCGAGCGAGTTTCTGAGTTCTTCGACGTTAAGAGCCATCAGTCAATCTTAATCTCCGGTCCCGACATCTCCGGCTCAATCGTCTGACCGACCAACTCTTCGGGAACGGGAATTTTCAGCCGGTAATACTGCATCCCGCTTGGCGGCGAGTCCCAGCAGTACGCCGACCAGCCTTGCATCGAAATATAACTGAACGTCACAAACTTCTCAACGTAGACTTTCTCCATGGGGAACCTCCTTGTTAGACTTGAAGAACAAGATTATCGCGTTTCAGCTCTTCCAACTCGCATCTCGGGCACGGAATGATGTGCCCCTGATACTCCCGGTACTCGAAACCGCAGACCCCGCACTTTCCGCCGTAGGAAATAACCTCCAAGCCGGGCCGCTCCCTCTCTTCATACCAGAATCTCACCCGCGGGGGTTCTTCAAAGAGGGCGAGCTGAAACTCGGCCTTTACCCGGTTGGCTAGTTTCCGCAGGCTCGCACCGCTCATGGTCGCAGCGTCGATCACAAGCACGGGACGAAGCACCTGCGGAACGACCCTCATCATGGCCGGGAGCCAGATGGCGCCCAAGTAGTGCGAAGCGTACACGCTGGCGATAGCCCCCGAGCGCCCCGGTCCCATGACGGAACGGATCATTACGCTTCGGTGTTCAAGGGGATCAATGGGGCTAGGTGGACTGACAATGCTGTCCAGCTTCTCTTTCAGCCGGGCGAAAAACTCAGGTTCGGTGACGATTTTCATCTTAGCTACACCTCATATTGAGTAAGCAAAAAATCCGAGTGCTGTTTGCACCCAAAATTTGAGCGCGTGCGAACGGCGCTGAAATCGGAAGTCGGGCGGGAATCGTCTGTTACAACAAGGACCGCCACTTCTTTGTCGAATTGAATTGCCCCCATTCGCCTACAAACGCCTGTGTCTTTATTCTGTGGATATCTCTGATCCCAACTCTTGCAGGTCGCGCATCGAGGGGGGTTGAGCAATCTCAAATCGTCGTTCATCTCAGCCTCCAAATCACCCGCCCGCAGGGACATTCTATACAACTGGAAAGGATTCTTCATTCCTCAATTTCTGCCAAAATTTGTGGCATGGGACAATTCTTCTTGTGCCCGCCCTGGCAGCCGGTACAGAACTCCTTAGAAACCTGCCCCATGCCGTTGCGAATGGCGATGTGAGGACGGATACGGATTAGCAGATTAAGGAGACGGTTAATATGAGCATCCTTATCGGCAAGGGCCTGCTCAAGCTCGGGAAGTATTGAATCAGGCCCCGGCTGCGGTGCTAGGCTCTCCCCGCTTTGGGCTCCCTGTGGTGCCTGTCCCTTGCTCGCCAAGATTTTCCCCAACACTTCGTCCTTTTTCGCCATCGTTTTCTCCTCCTGTTAGTTGCCGCCTTTTACGTGCATCTTCCAAAACTTTCTGTTGCTCCCCGGAAACCAAATCCTCGAGCTCGTCCTGTCCGGGCTTTTTTGCCTTGACCTGATGAAGCAAGACGGCGGTATCGCGGATCTGCCCGATCACAGTCACGTAGGACATGAGGCTTTTCCGCTTCAACTCCGACTCCGCCGGCGAGGCCACGTCGTCCAAAAGCAGACTCCGGGCCAAGAGGTATTGATTGAGGCACCATCGGATTTGCCGATCTTCGGCGCCGTTCAAGGGGAAGGGGCTGTAGGCAATTACCCGCTTGGCGAGGTCCAACAGACTTGCCTTAATCTCGGGCGCGACAACCGGGATGAGGTGCTCTTCATAGTGCCAACCGATGTAGAGACTATTGAGTCCGTAGTCTTTTTCGATGTGGCTGAAGAAGTCGCCCTCGAGGAGTTTGCGGTTTACCTCGCTTCGGTAATCCGAAGCGCACACGGTACAGTTCCGGCCGTTTTTGAGCGCAAGGGGAATTTTGTTTGCTTGGAACTCGGTCTCGAAGCGTTGGACAATGGTCTCAATCGCTTCCAGACTTAAGCGCCCAAAAATAGCCGCTCTCTTGGCAACGCTATTGGCCATGAAGGATATTGTCCTTGGTAATCTCAAGCAACGCAATGATGTCGCGCATCGTCATGTTGGCGCACACCCAGTTGCTTTTCCAGCGGCCGGGAACTTCCTTGTCGAAGGTGAGCATGGCAACAAAAACCTGATCGGGATTTATCTTGCCGGTCTCGATCTCCTGCACCAAATCCTTGAGCTGTTCCAGCGGAGAGACTAGCCGGGAGTCGCCAGCCTTGATGGCCCGCTCGACGTTCAAGTGGGTCACTTTGTCATTCATGAAATTCCTTTAGACCCTTCCTTAATGGGGTTGTAGTTCATTTTTTCCTAGTCAATCGCGCGACTTTACCGCGACCATTAACTGTCGTGTGCAACTTTTCTTTTCGGTCACGATAGAGCGATTCACGTCGCTTAAGTTCTTTGCCCGTAAGGGGCTTATAAATCTCCAGCCAGTTAATCCCCAAGTTTTCACACACCTTCAGATGCTCACGGCGACTAATAATCTCGATTGCCACTACTCGCCTTCTTCTTCCTCCCCGTCCCCCACTTTCACTTTGATCTTCTCCTTAGGTTCGATGGTAACCACCATATCGCCGTCCCGGTAGGTGAGCAACTCGTGCTTGTGCATGAGGTCCAACAACTCTTGCTTCTTTACTGTTTCCTCACGCAACGCGAGCAACCTTGCATCTCGAATCTCCACGTAGGCTTCTGCCGCTGCAGTAATTTCCGGGATCGCATCCGGTAATTCCATCCCCTCAAGAGATTCTTGCTTAGCCATCTGTTCCCCCTGTCCTCAGTATGATTTTCGCCTTTCCGAGTTCCGATAGGTACACGCCGACATAAAGGCCGATGGTATATATCATGGCATCTCGCCGGTTGATTTCACTTGGGACATCGCCCAACGCTTCTATAGCCTTACCTCCCGTGGCTGCCTTGAGCATCACTTCTGTGAACACGTAGCCGTCGGGGTCATTGATTATCTCCGGGAGGCTGGCAAGGTGAGTGTTGTTACGAAAAGCTGTAATCAATGCTTCTACCGCTCCCCGATTTGCGCGATCACAGAGGTCTGCGACCAACTTACGTCCGACGACTAGTTTTTGCCTTAGAATTTCTTCGTCCATGCTTTTCTTGCTCCGACATCGGCCATATAATTTGCCCACCCTTATCTTCCCAGTTATTTGACTGAAGCCTTTCCCACTCTGCGGCAACCAAATAAGCGAGAGTGAGGGACATTTTTTCCCTACGGGCTGAAGAGAGGATCTTTAACTTACCCCAGATGGTATCAGCGCAACGGATGGAACGGGCTCTAGGCTGGTCATCCACGCCAATTCCTTTACTATATTCAAAACCCGTTGTCAACATATATTTACAAGTGAATTATTTCTTTTCTTGACATCTTCCCCGCTCTTCGTTTATTCTCATTTTCATCCTGGCCGGTCGCGCAGCCGGTCGAAGAAGTCCAACCGGGTCTGGGGTGTTCTCAGCACCCCAGACCACACTACTGAGAGGTGGAAATGCTGTCTATCAAATCTCATTGTAAACGTGGACATGATATTAGCCTGGTCGGACGCAATCATCACGGAGATTGCCGACCATGTTCAAGATTGCGCAAAGTCAAATATTATCATCTAAATAAAGAAAAAATTAAGGCCTGCAGGAAAACGTACCGAGAGGCAAATCCTGAAAAAGTTAGAGGAGTGCGTTTAAAGCGGGAGTATGGAATTACAATTAGACAATACCAAAGCCGTCTAGCCAAACAAAATAATAAGTGCGCAGCTTGTGGTTGTTCAGGGCAAAAACTGGTAGTTGACCACGACCATATAACAAAACAAATTAGAGATTTGTTATGCGATGGTTGTAATAGAGGTATTGGGCAACTTAGAGACGATCCTATTGTAATCCGCAGAGCAGCACGTTATGTAGAATCTCACCGGCAGCAATCATTAACCCTTAGAGTTCATCATGTCGGATGATCTTCCAACAATAAAGGCTCATCCCGATTTTGATTCGTTTAGCTCCGACGAGCTAAAAATCCATATTCGATCCTTAGAGGAGCAGGTCAATTTCGGCCAGGTTCATGGCGCCGAGCACCTGGTTATTGTCTCCCTTATCCAGGAGCGGCGATCAGCCCAGGCGGAGCTCGCCCGGAGGAACGGACTTGGACCCCCGAACCAACAGCCGGAGTTCTGGCCGGAGTTTTTAAACGCAAAGGACTTTTTAAGCAAGCCCGAAGACCCTCAAAGATGGATATGGGAGGATTGCCTGGCGGCTGGGGTGGCTTCCATCCTGGTAGCAAAGCCGAAGGTAGGTAAATCTTTTCTCGCCACTAATCTGGCCATCGCCATAGCCCGCGGCTATCCTTTTTTGGCCCGGGGGGTAACTCAAGGTCCAGTCGCCTACCTCTCCTTAGACGCCACGCACGACGAGATGAGGGACGTTTTTAAGATATTCGGCCTTAAAGACAGCGACCCGATTTTTATCCATACGGGGCGGGCGCCGGTCAAGGCGCAAAAGTGGGTCATGGAACAGGTAGGTAAAAACGGAGTTAAGCTATTGATCGTCGATACGCTGCAAAAAGTCTTCAGGTTTCAAAATATTAACGACTACTCGGAAATTAACAACGCGACAGAGCCTCTATTGAGCGCAGCTAAAGAACAAGGCTGCCATGTGATGTTTTTGCATCACGCGGGAAAGGAGAGCAGGGACGATCTCGACTCTGCGATTGGAAGCACTGGGCTTCGGGGTCTCGCCTATACCTATCTTCATCTCAAACGCTTATCGGAAAGCACCCAACGCATTTTGAGAACCGATCAAAGAGGGGGCCGTAATTTCGACGAAATCGCTATCTCGGACGGAAAGGACGGGTGGATCGAGAAGATCGGCACGCGAATGGATGCAGAGATTGAAATTTTTAAGCCCCAGATAATAGAATTTTTAGAAGAGCAACCTGGCGCCCAGGAGAAGGAGATCCACATGGCAATCCCAGGGCAAGGTCGAATCATGTCACGAGCCTTAAGAGCGTTGATGAAGCTTAGGGAGGTCGAAAGAACGGGAACCGGCAAACGGGGTAACGCCTTCCACTACTATCTAGCTGGCCAGTTGATTCAGGAACCGGAAAAGGAAGAGGAAAAAGAACGGAGCTTGTTCCAAGCAAAATGACTTGGCTAATTTTACAGGAAGACGCAAGGAGGATTCCGCTTAAAGACGGGATAGTCCAGACGGTGGTGAATAATCTGGTTTTTGTTCATGGGGTCACTGTACCCCCGGAAGTGGGGTGATGTCAACAATATGGGGTGGATAATTTTGCAAGGGGACGCTAGAAACATTCCCTTGAAAGACAATTCGGTTCAGTGCGTGATTACGTCCCCTCCATATTGGTAATTGGGACCTTCGAGACTACAAGATCGCCCCGAGCGTGTGGGGAGATGGCTGGCTCGGGGTACTCGGCCTTGAGCCCACCATAGAGCTGTACGTTGAGCACCTCGTGGAGATATTCAAAGAGATCCGCCGGGTGTTGAGAAAGGATGGGACCGTATGGATAAATTTGGGTGACTCCTATGCCGGCTCCTGGGGCAACCATCATCCAACCGGCAAGGGAGGCCAACGCCCGAAAGCAACAGAGCGATTCCAACGGGAAGCATGGGGCGATAAGAGTTTCAAGCCACCCATGGCAGATGCCCCCGGTCTCAAGCCCAAAGACCTCTGCATGAT